CATAATTTCATTTAATTCTCCAGTAAATTTAAATTTCCCATTTGAGTATTAACTGCGGCATAAAGGCCTTTAGCGAGCTTCGCTATCATTGTTACTTCTTCAGGGTATAAGTGAAGATAAGATACTTCCGCCTCTTCAGCTTGGAAGCACAATTCACTGAGATAGGAAACTAAAACCTGAGATGAAATCCTAAGCTCCATGAGAGTTACAAGGTCTTCAGCGCACAAAAGATTGTTGGTGTTATAATGATCTCTTAATAGTGCGTCGATTTTATATATGTAAGATTCTGCGGGTTTTCTAATTAATCCTATACCTTTTACACTTAGTTTTACTGTCTTATCATCTTCTGGGTTTTCCACTTTACTTCCTAAACTTTTCTGTCACGAGATCTACAAATTCTCTGTAGCCGCCTATCTTCTTAGTATACCCTGTTTCTATGTTATTTGCAAGAATAATCGGTACCGTTTCTTGGGCATGGAATTCTTTATAATCTTCTAAAGATTCTCTGTCTTCTTCATAGTCCAGAAAAATGTATTGGAATAGGCGCGCGCGGCAATAATCTATAGCATGAGTGCAGAAGGGGCAGGAGGAGCGGCCGATGATGATATAACGATCTTCAATCATTTAGTAGTTTGGAACCAACGGGCTTATTTAACTCAGAATAAATTGAGTCAGCCGTTCCAAACGCTATAATGTCTTCTGCTCGATTTCCTTGACTTACTTTAATCAAGGAGTATGCGGTATGTCCAAGACGAGGGTCCTCTTGCAACAAAAATTCTCTGACACCGTCGTAGTCAGCAATGGAAATGATACTAGTACTGTTTATATAAATGTTCTTAAATGTTATATCTCTCTTATAACCATTATTTTCTACAATGAGTTGTTTTACTTTTATTAACATTTCCTACTCCTGACTTTTAACTTCCGATACTCTTAACTACAAACGCTCCGATAAGGCCGATGACGGTTGTAAAAAGGGTCCAAATCATTCGAGAAGAAGTGTGTTTCCAAGACTCCAGTTCCCTCAACCTTGCATACAAACCCTGGTCCGGATCGTATACTGCATCTTTAATTTTGGAGATGTCTTCTGACATTTCGTCCTGCTTGTTCTGGACCATATCTATACCTGAGCAAACCTTATCTAACTTACTTTGAAACTCCATAAGATGTTCGCTGCCTTCTATCATCACAAAGGGTCCTCCTCATAATATATAGTGTTCTAAACATAAACAACACCATGATTTGTCAGCAAAAGAGTGCCAGCCACAGAGACAGCATTCTTAAGTGCGCAGCGCGTGACCTTCGCTGGGTCGATGATGCCAGATACAAAAAGATTTTCTTTTTTTGAGGTCAAAAAGTTGTATCCTTCCATTTCGCCACACTCTCCGAGTGTGAGTCGAAGCACTTCTGGATTGTGCCCCGCATTGGCAGCCATAATATCGAAAGGTGCTTGTAAGGATTTCTTTATAATTGATAAAGCAACAGATTGTTCGTCATTCTCAAATTGGATGTCTAAGGCGTCTGAAATCTTGGCGAGGGTCATTCCACCTCCCAATACGATTCCTTCCTCCTGAGCAGAGTTTACAGCCTCTAGGGCGTCTTCTATGCGGTGCTTCTTCTCTATTAACTCGACTTCTGAACTTGCTCCGACCCTAATGATGGCTACTCCAGACGAAAGTCTAGTTATCCTATCTTGCAAACGTTGGGCGGCATGTAGGTCATCAGTGTCATTAATCTCATTCTTGATCTCGTCAATTCGTGTCTCCACGAGGTCGCATGCTCCTTCGCCGTCGACGATTGTCGTGGTGGCCTTGCTGATTTCAACTGCTTTTGCTTGGCCAAAATCTAATAAAGATACTTCTGTCACCTTATGGCCGAGGGATTGCTGGAAGAATTTTGCTCCTGTAGCAGTTGCCAAGTCGCTCATGATTCCGCGGCGGTCTTCCCCATAGGATGGGCCCTTGATTGCTACAACCTTCATAGAGCCGCGGATTGTATTCATGATGAGGGCGGCCAAGGCTTGCCCCTCAATTTCATCTGCAATGATTACAAATGGTCGACCTTCTCGTGCGGCAATCTCTAGAGAAGGAAGAATATCGCCAACTTGCTCAATCTTACTATCAGTAATCAAAAACATTGGATCATCATACTTGCACAGGCCGCGGCGTTCATCAGTGATAAATGCTCTGGCAGCATAACCTGAACGGAATTTGAAACCCTCCACAAGTTCTAGTGTCGTCTCATGCGATTTTGCATCTTCCACAGAGATTGAACCGTTCTTTCCTATCTTGTCGACTGCATTTGCGATTAAGTCACCAATAATTGGATCGTTATTTGCAGAAATGGTTGCAATATGCCGGATGTCTTCGACGGATGATATTGGTTTTGCTAAATCAGCTATGCCCTCGCATATGGCAGTAGAACACCTCTCTAAGCCCCTTTTAATCTCAATCGGGCTTACACCCGACTCAATGTGTTTGTGGGCTTGACGCAGGATTTCTCGCGCCAGAATGGTGCTTGTAGTTGTACCATCGCCAGCTTCGGCGTTGGTCATAGCAGAAACCTGTTTTACAACTTCTGCTCCAGCATTGACAAACGGGTCTTCAAAAGACATACTTTGTGCAACGGTCACACCGTCTTTTGTAATAAAAGGTCTTTTGCCTTTCTGTTGGATTAGAACGTTTTGGCCTTTTGGGCCTAGGGTTGTGGCAACGTAGTCAGCTAGGGCATTAACGCCTTCAAGGATCTTGTTGCGTAAGACCGAGCCGTTCTCTAATTTGGTAGTCATGGAACCTCACTTTATTGTTATGCTACTATTATAGTGTATTTTGAGGGAAATGTCAAGGGGTTTATTTGGTTTTTATTCAGTTCCGGACTGCTTAAGGTCTTTCGTTCTCTGAATGATATCGTTAGAAGCGTCGATTGCTGCATCAGCCTTCTCTTCTTCTTGCATGCCTCCCGCCATATAAGCGTAGGTATTATCCTGAACATTCTTTACGCTCAAGAAGATACCAAAGATAGCATCGTTAATGAGGCTGGTCATCTTGTTCAGCATGTTTTGTGTGTTTTGCATTCCGACTGAAAGCTCTGCAAATTTAGGCTCCGACTGTCCCTCTGGAAGAGTTCTTTTGTCAGTCAAAGTGTGTACCTTTGCGACTATTGATTGATTTAGATTGAACTGCTCCGTTGTTAGGTATCCGTAACACTGAGTAAGCGCCGCTTTCTTTTCGTCGTCAGTTCGAGCTTCGTCGTTGTACCATTTTAGAGATTCTTCGATAGAGGCGAACTCATCTGATGGCCCGTTAGCTTTTCGCAGGATGCCGAGGCGCCTGTCTTTTAGCTTTGATTTAGAATAAACTGAGAGGACGCTATCTTCTGCAGAGGCTGTGCCCTTTCCGCCGTTATTGGCTAACTTAGCTCGGGTTGCTATGTTCTTAGCCATAACCTTGAAGCCTCGGTCGTCAAGGCCTTCAACAGCAGGGTGGCCAGCGTTCTGAGCCTGACCTAAAGCTCCCTTGATAACATCCTGTAAAGCTTGCCATTTTGGTCCTTTACCTGCCATCGGTGAGTCACCTCTCGAAACAAAGGCAGGGCGGACTTCGAAGTCTTCTGGTGGTTCAAGGCCCTTCTTTTCAAGCTTGGCCAGATATTCTTTATCTGGGCTATAAAGAGTAAAGTAAGTATCTTCCGTGGACCAATTGATTGCTGCCGTAATCATACTGAACAAATCTTCATCTACCTGGCGTTGTTCGTCACCATTGGAGACTGAAAGATCGTTGTGGGCTGCCATCTCTTTTCTGAATGCATTTAAAAATACATTCTCAAGTTGCTCTGGTGATGGAATAGCCGAGCCTGGTAGTGTTGAAGCATAGTCCTGAGTTTCACCCGAGATGAAAACTCTTGGTAACTGAATACACTTCTGAGATTTTGTTGAGGAGCGCGCTAGAAGGTCGAAAACATTTTCAAGTGTGAAGTCGAATTGGTACCAACGCAAGATTCCATTGATGTCTAGTCCTTCTTTTTGTCCGCCTTCGAACTCTTTTGTGACAGCAAGATAACGCATAAACGGATAATCAAAGGCGTCTTTCTGCTCTCTAAGGTCGTTCGCCAAATCAGTAAAGGAGCCGCCGACGTGAAGCTTACCTTCTTGATAAAGCTTTAGAGAGATGGGAGTGTTCGTCCCATCTGCTCGTGAAACAAAGTCAGCGATAGTGCCCGTATTTGCTTTTACTTGATAACCAGATACAAGAACCGCCAGGAAAGCCTCGAAGTTAAACCCAGCCGATGCTGCATTGAAATTGGAGATGACCTTTGTAAGTGTTTTGAAGAAGGTTAGGTACCCAAGTGCCGCGGCAATTTGTTTTGGCATTGAATTATTACCCTCTGGAAACATCTCTTGGAGTGCTGCGTCCGGGTTGTCATAAAAATTCGCAAGAGACGCAACTTTTGTCTGAAAACTGTCACCTTGAATCTTAGAAAGGAATTGTTCGAGCTTTGCCCTCTCTGGGCCTGAGACTGCAGTATCTCCTTCGCCTGTCAGGTTTGTCCAGCCAAGCTCTGAAACTGCAATTTCGGGGATTGCTTGCAGAGTCATGGAGACTTCTTTTCTCTCATTAACAAACTGCTCTCTTAGTAATTCGTTCTCCGATTTTTTAAGTGAAAAAAGTTTGCCCTTCTCTACTTCATAGACCTCTTCAATAAGGCTAAAAAGGCCCCCAAGTGTTGATAACGTTTGGGTTTTGTTTTGATTCTCTGATAGAAATTCTTTGTGCCAAGTCATAATATAATACCTCTATATAATTAGATTATTTCGTCTGCAATTCCCAATTTTATTGCCTCTTCGGCTGAGATATAAACATCTCTTTGAGTTTTGAGCATCTTTTTAATTTTGGCCTTAGTCATTTTTGTATAGCCAGCAAGGGTTTCTATGTAGCTATCTTGGACCCACTTGATCTCTTCTAGTTCGTTTTCCATAGAAGAGATCGTGCCGCCGGCACCAGCAAGGACGCTGTGGAGCATGATTCGGCAGTTACGACCTACCTTTCGCTTGCCTGGAGTTCCTGCGGCAAGAATGGGGACGCCCGCTGACATCACTTTTCCAACACCATAGGTATAAATATCACAAGTCTTTTTCTTAACCATATCCATTACATCCAGAATTGAAAACATATCGCTTGCAATTCCTCCATGAGTCGAGACATACATATTTATTGATTTGGCGACGGTGACGATCTTTGACATGGGGTCAGAAGGGTCTTTAAGCATCTGAGTCAGGGCTGAATTTTCAAGATACAAAAGCGCTGCGACAACTTCTGAGCCTCTCTGCTCTGTAATGTCACCATATAGGTTTATTGTCCTTAGTTCAGGGACAGGGTCGACTGGTGGCTGCAGGTTGTTAACTATAACAATCTGCTTTCCATCTGGAGTTTCCATCATCTGCATTGGAGGGCTTACAGCTGTGACGTCCTTCTTTTTATTCTTCTTGGTTTTCTTGGTTTTCTTATTCTTTTTTGTTTCAGTAGTCATTTAATCTCTTTCAAGGTAATGTTATTTTTATATTTTATATCTCGCACTGCTATTTTAAGTTCCATGCGATGGGTGAACTTTTTTCTAAAAATTGAAATCTTTTGGTCTTCTTTTGTGTAAGCCCCTGTTGCAGTGAGTTCCCAATCATGAAAAATTCTGCTGATGGTGGCCGTCTCATCATACTTGTGATGTATCTGAACGTTGTATTCGTTTTGATCCGTTTCCCAATAAACTCCTTCTACGTTTTTGGCCATAACAAGCACTCTCCTCTTTTGTGGCTCGTGTATGTTATAACTATTATATCAGAAAAGTTTTGGTATGTATATAAAAATCCCCCAAAGATTTTAAAAAATTTGAGGGATATTTGGAAACCTAAATGAGTGTAAAGGTTTTGTATTATTAGCGGCGTGTTCTTTCGCGGATCAAACGTTTGGTCACTCTACGAAGAACTTCCTGTATGAGGTCGTCCTCAGGAGCTTCTGGCTCTGGCTCTTCCGCTCCTATTGGCTCTTCCGTCTCTGGCTCTTCCGTCTCTGGCTCTTCCATCTCAGGCTCTTCTGGGCCCATGGCATCGCGAAGGCGATCGCCTAGATCGATAAGGAGTTGGGCCTCTTCTTCTGTAAGGCTGATATCGGCTTCGCCCATGACCTCCCCATCTTCATCTCCAAGCTCCATCTCAAGCTCTTCGTCCTCAGGTATCTCTTCGTCCTCAGGTATCTCTTCGTCCTCAGGCATCTCTTCGTCCTCAGGCATTTCTTCCTCAGCTGCCTCTTCGACAACCTCTTCCTCATAATTCTCAGCAATGAAATTGTTGGTCAATGGACCCACATTTGCTAGCTTCATAAAACGACGAATGGTGTTTTCGTTAAGTAGTTTCTTCTCACTCATTTAAAAAATCTCCTTTTGTATACAAAAATGGTGTAAAATACATAAATAAATAGTCTCCATACGCAACAAACTCATTTTTTTATTCTCTTCGAAAGCTTCTTCAGAGCTTGCTTCTCAATCTGAGATACCCTCACCAAAGATATACCTAACCTCTTAGACGTTTCATCCAAAGTCATATTTCCGTGTTTTCGTATTGCCTCGTATATGCAATTATCGTCTTCTGGGTAGTCAATCCAGCATCTGCAATTTTCTTCTGAGCACTCTTTGTTTTCTTTATTCTTCAAAATCTTCCTCTATTAAATCATATATAAAATTCTTTTCGTTTTTTGATAGACCTAGGTCTTGCATCATATTCTCTCCTTTTTCTATTTCTTTCACAGATTTTTCGCGCTTGAGGCGACCCATTGTGCTTTTTTCTATTTTAATTTTTTCAATCACTTTTATCATATCTAAATCATTTTTCACATACATCTCCACAAGGCCTCGGAAAAATTTGCCCTGTGTCAACCTATCATATCGGAGTCGGATCAGCATTCTGGCATGCTGATTATCATCTTCCTCAAAAAATACTTTCTTTGTGGTCATTTTCTTAGGATATGAGTGCTACTCTCTAGCTGACCTGCATGTGTCTGTTGTATAAAGCGCGCCTTTGCTTGAAACTCCGCAATCGTTCTAGCACCGGTATAAGATAAACCAGACTTAATGTTCTGCTCTAAATTATTTAGGATATTTTTCACGCTACCCTTATATGGGATCGTCGTGGAAACACCCTCCAGTGACCTTGCATGGCCGCGCCAATCAACCTGAGCTTCGACTGATGCCATGCCACGATAAACCTTATATTTACTTCCGGTGGCGGTGGAGAAGACCTCTCCAGGGCTTTCATCTGTCCCTGCCAAAAGAGAACCTAGCATAACCATATCTGCGCCGGCAGCAAGTGCTTTAACAATGTCTCCAGAGTTTTTTATACCACCGTCTGCGATTATTGAGGCGCCGGGCATAAAGCTGCAGTCTAAGACTGATTGGAAAGTAGGCATGCCATGGCCAGTCTGAATCCTAGTGGAACAGATGGAGCCGCCTCCGATGCCGATGCGTACTGCATCAGCTCCCCAATCTGATAAATCGCGATATGCGTCTGGAGTAGCTATGTTGCCAGCTATTATGGTTATGCTTTTACCAAAGATATCACGTAGAGTTTTGAGGGCCCGTTCCATATATATATGATGTCCATGGGCGATGTCGATACAAAATATGCGCGCTCCAGCGTCATACAAAGATGTGGACCGGTCCTGTATATCCGATGAAACTCCCAGGGCCGCAGCAATATTAGTTGCGTTGTCGCTCGACTCTTCCAGTCTGTCCCGGGCTATAGCACACATATTGGCCTGCTGAGAAATGCTGTTGTAGCGATGAATTACACCTAGGCCGCCATGGCGCAAAAGAGTTAGCATCATCTCAAGCTCAGTAACGGTATCCATGGGACTGGAAATAATCGGCAGCCGGAAACTAGAATCTCCTAAAGAAGTTGTAAGATCAATCTCTTGTCTGGATTCGATTGAACTTTTTGATGGAACAAGAAGAACATCATCGAAAGAGTGAGATGGTTTAATCTTCATTTTGTATCTCTATTTTCTCGTCAGCGGGATGGAAACAATCCAAACACAGCAAATCAAGGTTTTCACTACTCTTGTTGATTTTCCAATCGTCAATGTTTTCATCTTCAGTAGGCACTTTTCCACAGTTGGAGCACTTTACCATTTTCTTGAAATGTTTCATTTTCTTCTTGAATTCTTTCATAAAAATACCTTGCTGTTTTCTTTTGATTTTTCTAGCTAATCCCATTATTATTCTCCTGTTGATCCAAGCGCACCTGAGCCTCTCTCTGTAACACTACTATACACTTTATCCTCCGCAGTTTCAACCATAATCGGCATAGAGACGGGAATAAACACTCCCTGTGCTAATTTGGTGCCTGGTAGGATTGTTTGCGGGTGTCGGCCAATATTCTGAAGGTTTATGAAGATCTCTCCGTTGTAACCCCTATCAACCACACATGCTCCTGTGACGAGCTGTCTCTTTGTTGCGACTCCGGACTTGTTCATAATCTGCAGCATGTGCCCAATTGGCACAGCAATCTTAAGGCCAGTGCCTAGGATGAGGGACTGTCCGGGCTGAACCACCACATTTTCCCCATTCTCCGGAGCGAAGAACAAATCCATTCCTGCATCCGTCGCATGTGCCCTGTCTGGCAGCTTGGCATTCTTTCTTATTTTATATACTTTTACTTTTTCTTCTAACATTATTCTAGTCCTTGTGTTAATAGTTTAATCACTTTTCTCTATAACCTCGTCAAGGATGACCCCTTGAAAAAAGCCCCCATTTATTGAATTCTTTTGCTCAGATATCGTTATAACATCTGAAAGTTTCAGTTTAAATTGTTTTAACATCGCCAAAAACACTTCATAAACATCTGCGGCTTCTGAAAGCGATGGAGATTCATATAGCTCTTCGGTCTCTTCATACATCTTCTCTTTTAGCCTTTGCTCAAATTCCGGAGCAGCTGCAATATGAGACCGACAACGACGGCCTGTGGCCATTATAATACCGGGGATGTTGTCTCTCACTAACTTTGGTAAATCTGTCATATTTTATTCCTTATGCTAATAGTTTAAACATTCTTCTTACGCTGAAGGTTGAGAACCCCCAGTTTGGGTCATAGTTAAGTCTTGCCATATATGGACGATTGATGTGGACAACATCCCTCTTCGGATCTACTGCCCAACATCTGATTGTATTGGTTTCGTTGTTGTCGTCAATAACTTTGACGACATAGAAATTCTTACCATTTTTTGATTTCTTTAGTTTGCATTCTCTTGGAATAAACCAAGTCACACCTAACTCTGCATCATACTCAGAAATTGGAGGGATATAAAGCTCGTCAAGTTTGTTCCTCACTACATCAGTAATAACTGAGTTTATCGGGAACACTCCAGTGAGGTTAACTAAATATTCCAATTTCTCCTCTTCTGTGAAGTCCCCTTCTGCAGCATACGTTACAATATTTTCTTCCAGATTCTTTAACTTTCTTGGCCGATCAGTAACGGCCGCCTGCCAAAAATGCTTCAGACCGGTGAAACGGTCGTCGACCAAATCATTGAGGGCTTGGGCCCGGCATAGAGCATCAAGTGCTTTCTTATTCAGTTTAGAGTATTTTACTTCATCATGAAACAAGAACTCTTCGATAGTATTGAATGGTCTATGTTTAATAATCTGCTGAATGGCCACACTACCTAAACCTTTAATTGAAGTCAGTGGCTGGACAAGTGTCCTACCGTCATCTTTTATCTCCCAAGTCACACCAGAAGTGTTAACATTTAGTGCTTCAACATTATAGCCAAAAGACTTTGCAGTTGAGATTGCCCTTTCTTTTCTTGTCTCAGGTTCCTTATCTAAAAAGGCTGCAAGCCACTCAGTCGGGTAATAATTTAAAAGCCAGGCACATTGGAAAGAGAGTATACAGTATGAAACTGCATGGGACTTATTAAAACCATAGCCTGAGAAATACTCAAATTTGTTCCATAGCTCTCTTGCGTCATGAGATGCGATACCTTTTTCAAGACAACCCTTGTGAAACTTATCAAAGATTTTATCCTTCTGCTCTTGAACCGAGCCAGTGCCCTTTTTCGTTAAAAGTTTACGAAGTTTATTTCCTTCATCTAGGGATAGATCTTTACCCAACTTATGCGCAAGCATTGCTATCTGCTCTTGGAAGATTAAGAAACCATAAGTTTCCTCTGTCTCTCTTTTCACTGTATCATTCAAATATTCTACATCTTCGGGTGAACGTTTGGCGCCGATGAACATCTTATCCGCGCCGGCCGATAGAGGTCCTGGTCGGTATATGCTAGTGATAGCTGCCAAGTCAGTAATATTATCTGGCTTGGCGTTCTTACAGAATGATTGTGCGCCTGTTTCAGTAAACTGGAAAATACCAGCCCACTTTCCTTTGTGGAAAACATTCTTCCAGACTTCACTATCACTTAAATCAATCTTGTCTGGGTGCAAGTGTTCATCATAAAAAGCTCTCACTTGCTCAAACGTTGGATTTTCGACATCATGATGCCTTTGAAGTATGCGCTCTATAGCACCCTCAACCATTCGCAAAGAAGCCAGTCCCAGTATATCAAACTTAATAAAGCCCATTGGTTCCAGATGTCTAACATTTTGTCCCTCACTCCAAGGTGTTTGGCGGACGCCTCCACTATTAATAAGTGGCATCCATTCGTTTAATCGTTCTCCCACCACAACTCCACCAGCATGTCGGCTGGCTGATCTAGTCTGCCCGTATAACTTCTCTACATGGGTTTTGATGTGTGGGTATTTCTTCAGGAAGGCCTGAAGTGTCTCTGAATATAGCATCAGCTCTTCAAAGGTCGGGGCATATACTCCTGCTGTAATGCCATGTGCTTTCTTCGCTAACGGGGTGGCCTCATAAACCATCTTGCTGGTTACATTATTCACCTCTGTAAATTCAATTCCATAAAACTTTGATATGTCTTTTATCAGAGATCTAAGTTGCAGCGTATTCCAGTTTGTGATTGGGACAACAGTATCATCACCCCACTCTTCAATTAAATACTCTTTGAGAAGCATAGGCTCAGAGACATCATAATCAATGTCCGGATAGCCTGTGCCTCCCTTTGTCAGGAAGCGTTCAAACTGTAGGCCATATTTAATCGGGTCGACTTGTGTGATTCCTAAGATATAAGAAACCAAGGAGCCAGCAGCGCTGCCTCTACCTGGACCGACAAGTTGTCGCCCTACAGCAATATCCGCAATTGCTTTCATCGTCAGAAAGTATTTTGAGAAGCCGCGGGATTCAATGATTGCGACCTCGTATTCAAGCCTCTCCGTGTATTCTTTGTTCTCCCCTAGCCCTAGGGTTCGTGCGCCCTCTACGCAGAGCGCAGCCAAGGTTTGGCCTGCTGTAGAGCCTTCTGGCACGACGAAGCTGGGAAGCCTTACCTTGTTGTCTGGTAGAAAGGTTTCGATGCGCTCATGAGCGATGTTATACGTTCTCTCAATCGAGTCACGCACTATTTTATCATTGTATTCAGCCTTGGCCCCTTTGGCATACCTCTGGTAGGATTCCCACATTTGGTCACCATTCTTTGGGTATAACTCATATCCGATTTCTTCAACAGAATTTGGCAGTTCGTCAGATAAATAATCTGGTTTGCCCCTTCCAAGCCAACCGAGCCGCTTATACAGCTCGCGGTCCTTCCAGGCATCCGGATCATAATAATGTGAATCGGCCGTTGAAATTAACTCAATGCCAAACTCATGATGCATCTGAATTATATATTGGTTTAACTCGTGCTGCTCAGGGATGCTGTTCCATTGCAGTTCTCCGTACCAACGGTCGCCAAAGATGGATTGCATCTTCTGGGTTGTTTCTCTCATTGCATCGAGAATGGCGTCAGCTCCTTCATCCCTATTTTCCCAGTAGTTTCCAGCATACACGCCACCTAGGCAAGCACTAGCTGCAATGACACCCTTATTATATTTTCTAAGGAGCGCATAGTCCACACGGGGAAACCGGTAAAAGTTGTTGCCCGCATAAGAAGAAGAGATCATTTTAAATATGTTTTGGAGGCCTTCTTGGTTCTGCGCAAGAAGAATCATATGTCGTCTTCGGTTCAGCACAGACTTCATCTTCTTTTTTGAGGCCTCGTTCTCGATTGTGGTACCAGATTTGCCAGCTTCATATTCTGATTTATTTTTGGCTGCAGCTTTGATATTTTCATATTCTTCCTTCCATTTCGCGACGGAAGGAATGAAGTAAGCTTCGACACCGAAGATTGGCTTGAAGTCTTTGCCATCCTTTAACATTTTCTTGGCGTGAAGCACTTGGCCAGCAAGGCCGTTGGCATTACCATGGTCAGTCAAAGCCAGAGCATTCATACCATTTTTGTAGGCAAAGTCCATATGCTCTGCTGGGTACCCTAGCGCGTCGAATGGCGAGCCTGCGACAGAGTGCGCGTGAAGTCCCACGAATGGGATGTTTGATTTTGTTCTAGATGTCATCTACTAATTCTTTCATTTCCCCTAAAAGTGAGGATAATTCTTCTTTGATGGCTTTCTCATGACCACTTAATATATCCAGTATAAACGACTCTTGAGCATTTGTCAAGCATAAATATGTGGAAGGGAAGCCGATATCTTCCTTTGTCAAATCTGACAAATCGTTATAGCGTTCTTCGATTGATAAACTTTTATTTTCTTTCATTGTATTGTATTCCTATAAGGTGAATGGTTTTGCCATAGACTTTGGCATTTTCTTAATTATTAAATCTGATTTATAATATTCTCTTAACTCTGCCCAGGAATCAAGTGTGTAATATTCTTCTATCTCTATTTTCTTATCTATATCTATTCTATCATTATTAAAGATTTTGTCAAGTGTAAAATTCTTTGCAGACCAGCGTTCTTCTATAGAGAGATCTCTACTCCCTCCTGTATTCTTTTCATTGACTCCTCTGCGAAGCTCTAACCAGTCTTCTGGGGTAAAGCTAAATGGCAAATACAGATTATCTCTCACTGTCTTCCCTTGATACGAGCCGTAATAGCTTTTCCCTGATCTTATATCTGCTCTGGCGCTCTTAAGAGCCCTGACATCATATATGCCGTATGGAAAAGAAACATAGTAATTTGTTGGAGCGACCCATTTGGATATCTTCTTTGATACAATAAAAGCAGTCAGTGCACCATGGATAATCGACCAGCCCAAGGTATCCTTCCTGTTTCGATCCTTCTGCAATACCGGCGTATAAAAAACTGGAATATATTTCTTTTGTGCTTTCGGATATTTCTTAAATCTCCAATCATCATATATGTTTGGGTTTAAGACATAATCTCCTATTCTTTTCTTTATCAGTGGGGCTGTATCATCATTGCATATAATCCAGATGGAATCACAATTCATAACAGCACACTCGTATACTGAACGCTCTAATGCTGTAACTTCATAAGAGAGCGGCTGCAAGCAGTCATCCCATGGAAGGCCAAGAGTATTTTCTCGACCTGTGATGGGTATTATGCCAGCCAGGATTCGACTTTTAGGAGCCGGCTGCATTAAAGAGATCCTGCATGCTTGCGGTTAAAAACTTTATGTTTTGTGTATCCAAATATTTGCATGAATCTTGTTCCAACACATATCGCTTAATATGTTTTATTATAAACTTTTTATAGATGTCTGTCCCATTCTTATACTTGCCCTTCTCTTTGCGGCCGATATAGCCCCTGGAATTCAGCTGGCTCTTGAGTTTGAAGTTAGCCATTGTGTCTGAATATTCAAAATCATAAAGCTGCTTCTTTGTAAGATAAGAGGCTGTCACCGCATCCGTCACAAATTTTGCTCCGTCAACCCTTAAAGAGTTGTAGAAGTACGATTCCCTCAAGAGACTGTCCTTCGTATACACTGGATCTATATGTGTGACGTCTTTCCCTATTCGCGAAATGGTAAAATCGTCGATGACCTTATAAACTTGAGGTTTGGTTTCTTGTATCTTATTTTCGTGTGTCACATTTAAGCTTTCAAATATATAACATTTTTCGAATTCAAACTCCGCCAATAGGCTATCGCCAAACAATCTCACCTTATTGTCCTGCAGGCGAATTCGCTCCAAATCTGGATAATCTATATTCTTAGCTAGCAAACCAAGCCACAGTTTAAACTTCTGCCAGATCTGGCTTTTGTTTTTTGTGCCAAAAAAAGAGAAATCTTTATATTCTTCGAAGAAGAGAGGCTGGAAACTTGTACTCTGTATGTGGTAACACCCGTTAAGATAAGCATATGCCACAGATTCTGGGGTGTGCCCAATAACAACCTTCTCTAAAAACACATCAATTCAGAAGCAAACTGGTATTTCACTACACTCTGCGGAATCCTCCTAAAACCAGCTTGTTCTCCCGGTTGTGGCAGACATATTTCATCTATAATCGACATTAAATTATCGTACATTTGGTCAGCACGAGAAGTAAGGTCAAAATTTCTACCGCCAGTGGCAATCGCGAACTCATCCCAGAAATAGAAGGCCAAAGCGAAAGTGTATAATTTTGTGTTTGGTGCCGCAGCGAGCGCGTTAGTAAGGTCGTTACGATGAAACGGCGGGTTGAAATAAGACTGCTCATTCTCGTCAGTAAAGACGATAATGATTCGGTCCGTATTCCGACGCCAGTTAATAATAAAATTATCCTTTTCAGGGACCGATACTACTCCCCTGATCCAATTGCGTGCGGCGAGGTCAACATGCAGTGGGCTAAGGTTTCTCAAAGATAACATTACTGCGTCCATGAGCATCTCGAAACCCCCATCAAAAGTCAAAGGGTCCAAATTTACAAATGCGTCAAAGAACTGCTGAAATGGTGCGATATCCGACACGCGTGTTAGAACCTCATGGTCTGAGCCTGGAAAGTCCGGATTGGGTGCTCGTGTTGGGCCGATGATGAGGCCCCAATGGATTGCATCTTCTGCGGCGAAATGCTGGCCGAAACGGGATAGAGCTGCAGTAACTGCTCTAATTTCACCACTCATTGAACCGCTAGTGTCAATAATTAACAGGATATCGGTTGGGTGCAAGTCCTCTCCGTAATCGTTCTCGCCGTCGCAATCGTTATCAGCACCATCGCAGACTTCTTCGGCTGGTATAATTTCGCCGCTGCAAATATTTTCAGTCCAACGGCCGTCTCCGTTGGGGCCACCCCACTGTCCCTCGACGCAAGACTGCTCTCCAGGTAGGCAAATCCCCACATTTATAGTGCCAGGGGGACCCGTATAGCATGCTTGAGTGAGCTGTTCATCAACCAGGTTGTCGCAGTCTTCGTCAAAATTATTACATATTTCAGGCTCCACGGGACGACCAATGCCAGGATGACATTCTTCCCCCTCACGCTCAGGGAGATAAACACAGAGTGCCAGACAGGGAGTTAGCTCGATTATTTGACAGTCCACGTCGCGGCATTGACAAGTTTTAAAGCCCATCCCACAGAATAAAGGCGGCTCAGCGCAGGGGATGAGTACCCCAACTTGGTCTATTGTGCATAGACAGTTAATGCCTTCATCTGGGATGCCATCACAGTCATTGTCTAAGCCGTCGCATATTTCTTGAACTGGCTGACGTGCGGTACAGGAACCCCATCGACCGTTGATACACGTTTCAAGGCCGCGGTTACATTGTGTCTCGCACTCTCGTAAAAGAGACTCATCAGTCCTTCCGTCACAATCGTTATCGACGCTGTCGCAAACTTCCAAAGGGAGTTCCCCACAACCATCGCAGTCATTCCGTTGATCTTCATCTATCTCTCCGTCGCAGTCATCATCGATAAAATTACAAATTTCTTCTTCTGGATCCCTGTTAACACATTCCACCAACACCCCATTCTGGCAAAGGCCGACTCCGGGGCCACATTCGTCCTCACAGAGGATTGGGTCTTCATCGATACGGTCATCACAATCGTTGTCGATGCCATCACAGACTTCTGGGTCACAAGAAGTACAAGGACCATGGACAACCACCCCCTTATCACATAAGACGCGTTGACGGCCGAATGTGCCGTCTTCCAGTTGGCACTCAAACCAGCGTAAAAAATCTCTCGTCGAACCGGGGGGACATTCATGAGTAACCTGGCACGGACTCCTATGGATTATTTGTGGTGGTGGGCAGTCTTCATCCTCACCGAAAACACAAGATACCTCCTCTTCATCGCACACCTCTAGGACAACCTGCATAGATTGAATCGTCTGGTCTGGGGTAGGAGGACAATACCACTCTTGTGTTTCACAACATTGAGGGAGACACAAGCAGTACTTTTCATGATCCGAAACATCCAAATTTTGGCATGGAAGCACCGGGGGTGATGCATCAATAATTGGCGGCCGAACGGAAGAATCAATAACATGATAGTCGGGTGCCTGTGAATCTTGTGGTACCGAAATGGCGCCATCTCGTGGGGGTTCCGTAAATGATATTGTTTCCGCGGAACAGGCCAATGTTAAAACTGAAAATAATAATAACTTTTTCACGTCATTTCTCCGATATATATTTTTGAATGTAAGTCTCTGTCACAACAGGGTAATGGATAAGGGCGACATTTAAGCATGCTTTGGCTACTTGTTGTATTTCCCATTGAGCACCTTCGTGTATTCTCAAGCTAATAAACTTTAACAAATTATGAAGATTTGTTGTGCCATAGTATTGGGTATAGAGGTTTTGAGGAAGCACACCTCTAGCTTGCTCCCTACAAATCCCTGCGTCTAATAGGGCGTTGTATAAGCTCAAACTTCTAGAGCTGTGCATCTTTACAGCATTAGATGCTTTCTCAAAGCCGATTCCCATGTAAGAAGAGTTTAACGTTGGGTCAATCACATCTTCATTACTAGCTTGCCTGTTTGATTCATGTTGACTTCGAAATGCGGCCGGATTATAAAACTGCATATCAGTTGAGGTATATCTGCGGCTGATGAGCGAAAATGCCCATGTCCTAGGGCGGTGATGTTGACTCCTAACGAACAATGGTACTACAAATCGAAAAGTGATTGTGCAATGCTCAAAAGGGCTAGTGTGGTTGTGTTTCATGAGATATTTAATAAGCTTAATATCTTTCTCATCCAGCTCTTCTTTTTCTGCGCCGAATGAAACGCGGGCGGCGTTCACAACACTCAGATCGTTACCCATATGAGTGATGTACTCAACAGATCCGATGTCATCGCCGAAAAGATCAATTTTCATTAAGCCCTCTTAGCATCCCGATAACATAGTTCTCTAAAATGGTAAAGTATGATTTGTCTCTTACTTTTATTTCTTCCATCATGCTCCGGTCAATGACAATAACCTTGTTTCGACTGTTAGAGCCTCGCAGCTCTCTCAACGCGGGGGAGCAGTCGCTAGCGATGTCTATGACCGTTGCTGTAATATATTTATCTTCCTCTGGTTCAAAACCATCTGGAAGAAGTACTCCTGTTGATGTTTCATTTTTCTGAACATGTGGGACAATTGTTAAGTGCCTATTGACCGGCTTGAGCACAGGTGGAATTCTAGACATTGATACTCCTCACTGTTCTTTTCAGCCTGTTGAAATACTCTGTCAGCTGTTCCATATCAGTGTCTGATTTAACCAGCCTATATGCCTTCACTGCAAGGCGCATCTCTTCCTTTGAGAGCCAACCGTTTTCATCATATGATTCTCTTAGATCTCGACGTTGTTCCTTATAAGGTTCCATCGCGTCTTCAATTGCTGCGAACTCTTTGACGTAGTTAGAGAGGTGCTCCTCTTCTGTTAAAATTTTATTGTCTTCGTTGAAACTCATGAGTTTTTCCTTTTGTTGATTGTTTCTTTAATTATAATAATATATTTTTTGCTAAAAGTCAAGCATTTATTTGCTTTTATGTGCATTTACATTTTTCTCGTTGTGTTCAGTGACTTGCAAGTCCCATGCTGGCATCTCTTCTAGAATTTGATAATCGTTTCTTCCCATCATCTCTTTCCATTGCAATACACCGTTATTTTCCTTTGGGTATACGCCGGAACCGATCTTCCACTCAATCTGTTCACTCTTTTTCAGGAGCTTTTTTGCACTCTTGCTTAGAGGATAAATATATCTAAACATTTTACCTTTAATCTTGCGAAGACCGATATGTTTCATGTACTCAGGGGTTAGCCAAAATACTTGCTGTTTCTTAATATAATCTTTCTTCGGATTAGAGAGGTATTCTGATAGGCCCTTTGGAACACTTGGCAAGAAAGACTTCTCTACTGGTCGTTGACTGAATGCGGCCTTTGAACTGACGAATTCGTCGTATGCCCGAATATATTTGCTTCGGGACTCATAAAAGTCAGCTGAAAATTGGCGGATTTGAGAGGCCTTTTCTTCGCTTAACTCTGGTGGAATATTGTGTATCAGGGACTCGAGAGCTTCTGTATAACTCTGGCGTTTTGCTGCAGCTTTTACATCATGAGTTTTCTTGAACTCTGGAATATGGCCTGGTGATTTAGAATTGTAATGCCACTCCCAGTTATCAAAGCAAAGCTGCCGCGTTGTTCTTGGGTGTACTTTTTCTCCCTTGGCTGACATATAGCTGTCAGTCCAATACTCACCTCCATAATAAAAGTTTGCTGACTGATAAACGCTTCCGCATTTTCCCATGATGCCGTCTGCGAGAGTGTATAAGTACTTAACGTCCGGATGATTGCTCTTAAGCCAGCGAACAACTTGCGAGAGCATCTGCGTCTCTGAATTACCTAGCTCTTCGTCTAGCATGCACATCTTGCCTATCTCATAATAGTCTTTAGACGTCATCTCTTTGTTTATAACTTTTTGGATAGTATGCATCGGCTTCGTCCCCCAGCCGAGTGTGATTACTCCAACCAGATCTTGATCCTTGTGGACACCCAGAAAATGCTTTGTTAGTGTCGGCATCACTGGCGAGTAATGATTTTCTTGAACTAACTCTATTGCTTTTATTTTATCGATCTCTTTAATTTCATATGAAACCTTTTTACAATATTTTGTACGGTCGGAGTAATCTGGTTTTTTTTCACTAATCATTTGTAGTCCTCATTAATATGATTGTTTATATATTTATATTACACTTTTTTGGGGAGATTGTCAAGTACTATCTCCGCACTATGAGGAGAAAGCAGGGGGGAAAGGGTTGAGCCCAAGGCAGGAGTCGAACCTGCAGCTTCCTCACTGGGGGTGAGGCACCCATTCCTATAGGGTCTCTTGGGCTAATATCTTTTTAATTCTTTTTGCTCTGCTTAATATAGCTGGTAACATAGGACGAATCATATAGTTTCTTAGGGTCTTCTGCACAGGGAGAGTTTTGATTAAGGACCTGACCTAAGAATTTAAAGTGACGAGGAACGGATGGGTAAACATCTGCCACTCTATCTATAATACTCTCTTCTATACGGCTGCGCAATTGAAAAAGGTGTTGATAATCTTTTACTCCACCTGGAATACAAGTAAAAAAAGTAAAAGAAGAAGGCAACTTTCCGCTATTATTCGCTTTCTTATACTCTCTTACCTTAGCGAGAAATTCGGCAGTTGGCAAGTTAATTTGCACGTTATTGTTTGTTACCGCTTGGCCCCAATCAAAATAAAGATCATCATTTCCCAACGTGTTGACAGCATGTGAAATATATGCTTTTCTTTGCTTAGTCGTATGGTTAAAAACCTGGACCAAGTGCTTCGCCTGGTAGTTATTTAAAGCTCTTGTAACTAATGTCTTATTAGACGAACTAGCCGTCGATGGATTCCACTTTTGGGCCAGAATATCAAGTGGTCCACGAATTTTCTTACTAATTTCCTTGATGTTCTTTTCAATCTCTTTTCTTCTAGATTCTTCGTTGCAAGATTTAAGTTTTTCCTGCAATTGCTGTTGCATCTTTCTCTCAGCGCGCATGAATGTTTCGTCCTGTAGGGTCGCTTTTAATGCCTCTGCAATACTGCGAGTACAACTTTGCATGCCATTATCAGCAAATGCATTATCGCTCATCAGACAATCAATTTGTTCTTGCTTCGATAGGCTTGGAAAGATATCATCAATGTGAGCTATGATATAATTATATCCTATTTCCCTTGCGGCCGAATACCTATGATGACCCTTGATACCAATGAAACTTTGCTGAACTGTGCTCCAATAGACAGTAATTGGCTTTCGGATCCCGAAAACCCCATTTACTCCGTTTTTTGCTTGAGCGCTATATTTCCTTACAGTTGTAGGATCCAGGTTGCCTAGGCGAGGTTGATGGGCCATTCCTTTATAGTCAAACACTATGTCCTTAGTCTTAAGGATATGAAGGTCCCCACCCAAGACAAAGTTTGATTTTATAAAGTTCGTATGCTCGGCGCATGCTGCCTGAATTCTTTGGTTTGTGTTCAAATGAGAGTAGCCAGAGGAGGCTATCTGTCTTAACTGTGCTGATGTCAATTTCGTTTCCTTTTCAATTTAAGTTTTGCTGTTCTCTCAACAACATGATCTCATTATATCATATTCAGCTAAAATGTCAAATACTTTTTTAAATAAATTTAAGTTCACAGGAGCCGCCTGCGCAGGCCAATTCGCCCTTTAAGTCTGTATTGTCTTCTTCTTCTGTAATATTAGTTAGATCAATGTTGCTAAGTGAAGCCAGCATTGCTTCGTAGGTCTCTTTTGAACAGTCCTCAAATGGTGCTTGTGTATAATTTCCTCCGTCGAACGGAAGAACGGATAAGCCGTTATAAGAGGATCGGTTTTCCCACATCCATTCTCCGACGTCTGCCCACTCTGCTTCTTTGATAGAGATTGTTGCTGAAACATTGTGTGTATTCTGCCCTTTTTGAAAGCCAGGCTTGACCCAGTTCTCTGAGACGTTTTGTACTCGCTTCAAGAGCTGCAGTGCTGATTCAGTTCGAAGTGTCGAGCCTTCAGGCGCCTTCTGAGGCAGAGAAATAACAGCTGTTGAATGTGGGCTAAAATATTCATCTTCCACCAGGTTTGGATGGGTCCAATGCAAATAATCATATATTGCTTCGTTTTTGCCGACCCTGACGCGGCGGATATAATAATCGCTATGCCAAGCATGAATTCCTGAAGATGTCCCCAGGACTAAGCTAGTTGTGCCAGCGGGCTTAACACATGTAGTTCTTGCTGCAGGGCGGATGCCGATCTGATTAGCAACTCTTCTATTTTCCTTCTTCACTTCTAAGGCTGACGAAGAGAGATCAAGTTCTAATACCTTTCCTGAAGCTATGCCAGTCATGGACACGCCTATTAAGGCGTCTTTCTCTGTATTTCTTCTCCAGATATCGCGAAGATAATGAAAGTCAGTATAGCTAGCTTGTAGTGTTGCAATAAAAGTAGCTGATCGGACTCGCTCGTTGAGGTCATCTTGGCTCTCGACGTTGGAAACGTTGACTTCAGTTAGATTGCAGAACTGAAATGGACGGAGCCCTATTTCGCAGCACGGGTTCGTGCCCCAGTCCTTATCGTTCGAGAAGTAAAAGCCAGGTTCCCCGGCGCCGGAAGCTTTAACTCTATCCCAAAGGTTCATAAAATATTCTTTATCAATCTTGTGACGGAGCAAAACAACTGAGTTATTCGCTCTGCCGCGTTGAGGGTTCTTCTCCCACCAATCGCCGGCCTTAGCTGATATCATCTCTTGGTCATCTGCTGAAAATAAAGATATGAGGGCTGCTCTCCTAATTCCACCTGCAAGGACAGCATCCGCAATATGACAAATCATATCGTGAACTTCAATTGGTTCAAGCTTG